GCTAATAATAATATCACGGAAAGAATTCTATATTTTTTATTATATATTTTGGAGGATATGGATTGTCAGCTGTTGCTCGACGTCACTTATGCCAGAGCAGCGAGCGGTCATTTCTAGTACAGGAGATTCGAACTGCAAGATTCTCGAGACAGTCGAAGTGTAGGAATTGCGAGGTTTTCACTTCTCCTCAGAATCGGAGAACACATAAGCCTTCTGAAAGGAAAAGAATTTAAACTGACAGATGCCTATATAGGTTACCAGGTTTAAAATGGCAGAGACAGTAAGCCTGGAACAGCAATTGAATTCGAAGCGACTCACTCAGACTTCTCACACTTTAAGCCTGCAAAATCTGGCGTACTTGCAGAGACGGGCTGACAAGAAACAGTGTAGCCCAAGCCAGGTTTTGCGTGAAATTCTCGATGAAGTAGAACACAAGGAGGGCACGCTGTGACTAGCGAAGAGAAACCCGCAGAGACACCAGTAGATACTCCGGCAAAGCCTAAGAGAGAAATGCCTGAGCGCTTGAAGAAGCACAGTCTTGCGAACAAACCGAAAGACGTGCTCAAAGCAATGGCGAGCAAAGGCGGGCAGACTGTGACTCCCAAGAAAATCGAGGCGGCTAAACTCGGCGCGCTCAAAAGAGCCGCAGCGGCAGGCTATCTGCCAAAAGAAAAAGTCGACTGGCTTGTACAACGACTCGAGAGTCGAGAGTTAATGGCAGCTGACATACAAAACTACATCGACGAAATAAGACAAAACGTACACCCTTCTCAACGAATCGCACTCGTCAACGCCATGAACCAGACCGCGAAACTCGTCCACGGCGAGAAAGTCAAGGTTGAAGGACAACATGTACACGCACACGTCGTACTCGGCGAAGAAGAACGACAGGCACTCCTCGCACGCTTATCAGGTGATATGAATGGCCCAAGGTGAAACAGAGACAGTACAGGGAATACCCGTAGCAACGCCAGAAGACATGCGTCTTACAGAGAAGGACGGACCACAGTGCATCAAGTGCCGACGCACGGTCATACATCTCTACGCACTCGACTCCGCAGACCACGCTTTCAAGAGCAAGGTCTACTGCAGAGACTGCAAGAGAAAAATCCTTGAACAACGGCAAAAGAACGCTCAACGACTCGCAGACATTGCACACACTGCAGAACAAAAGCAGCGCCAAGAGGCGGAACAGGCAGAGAGACAGCGAGTCACTTCTAAAGTAGCGACACACGACAGTGACATTGAGCAACTCAAGACAAAAGACGTGGAACACGACACAAAAATCGCAGAGAATACCGAGAAAATAACGGCTTCTCTCGAACCCAAAGTGTCTCAGCACGAAACCAAAATCAAAGAGCTAGAGCTCAAAACAACACTGTGAGGTGCAGGCTATGGCGTACTATGCATTGACGGACGAGGACTGGAAAGACCCGGACTTCGAAGATGACGACTTCGATGACGACATCGACGACTTTGACGATGACTTCGAAGACGACTACGAAGACGCATTCGATGATGACGACTTTGAAGCGTAAACAACTCTTCGACAGCATTTACAGGCTGGAGTTCTACGCTAACTGGACGCTAGGACACACCAACATTGCACTCCAGGCACTCCAAACGTATCTGCTACTCGTTGCAGTATTCCACAACTTCATCTGGCCGGCACTCATCGTAGTAACCGCGTGTGCACTCCTAGTACTCATCGGCTACTATGGAGTGGAGCGCAAAGGCTGGCTGAAGAGACAGACAAGCATCGCAAACCAGCACAACCCAGAAATACAACAGCTGGTGAGACGAAAAGGCCAGAAGAAGTGCATGGACTGCAGCTCATACTTTATCTGTGGTAACGCTAAACAACAGCGTTGCAGAGAGTGCCTGCTAGCTAAGCTGGTGAAGAAACGCAAATAAATGGCAAGAACGTATTTCAACGAACGACGTGTTCACTTCAAGGAGAACGACAAAATAGTCTGTGGGCTCATAAACGCAGATTCAAGTACTGACCCGCAGTGGTCTAATTGCAATAGGTGCAACCGCATACTCCAGCAAAGAAGAAGAAAACAGGATGAGACGCCAAGAAAGCGAGTGTACCCGGCAAGAAAGCGAATACGCAATTACCACCAAAACCCGCCAGAACGAATAAACTGTGATGGCTGTGAGGACTACGTGCTCAAAAGCATTACACGAAAACTACGAGTCACAGGAACAGGAGTCATACAACACTACTGTCCGCTGTGCGTAAACAAAATGAACATTCAACTATTCCAGAGAACCGGGGGACGAGAGGTGCTAGATGAGTAGGGCAATAAGATGTGACAGGTGTAAAGAGTACTACGAAGAACAGCAGCAAGGCGAGTTCTACGTAGTACGAGAAAACGTTGAGCGACTCGATCTCTGTGAAGGCTGCATACTCTCTCTAAAAATCTGGGTTTGTGGCAAGGAAACAAAGACCAAGAAAAAGTCTACGCACAACTGGTCGCCAGAACGACGAGCAGCTGCTGCAGAAAGAGCGCGTCAGCGCTTCGGAAAAAAGAGTCCTGAAGCGCTAACAACAGAGCAAGAGCCGGCGCCCTACAAAACACCGCCATTCGTGAACCCGGAGACAGACGCCGAGAGAATGGCTCGCTGGAACAAAGAGCTCGACAAACCAAAGGCGGAGGACGACGAAGCTTGACTCTTAAAGCAATGATGAGCCGCACGGACTTTGTCGACGACGGCAGCGGGACAGGAGCTAAAGACGTAGTCACGAAGTACTTCATCAATGGCAGAGAGGTCACTGAGAAAGGCTACAAAATGGCGCAGGACTGTGAAAGGCGCTGCAAAGGCAAAGCACCAAAAGGCTGGGCTCTCAAGAAAATGATGGACGGTATAGAATGAGAATCACGCTCCAGCACTGCTACAACATTGTAAAGAACGCGGCCAATGAAGATGAGATGCGCATCGCTCTCTTCGATGCCTTCAAGGATGAGCAAAACATTGACACGTTCTCTCGCTTCTTCTTCCCAGAGGCAATCACCACAGAAGTACCGGACTTCCACAAGGAAATCTACAACGAGCTCTTCAAACCAGTAGACACTGCCCTCGCCGCTCCTCGTGGTCACGGCAAGTCAACCATCACTGGACTGGTCTACCTCATCTGGAACGTGGTGTATAAGAAAGAAGACTACATCGTGTACGTCTCTCAAAACCACAGCAAAACAGTCCAGTTCATTGAACCAGTAGCGAATGAGTTCAAGACAAACCACCTGCTGAAATTCGTGTACGGCGACATGACGCCAAGGAGCACTAAAGATGACACCGGAAGAGACAGGCAAGACTGTATTGACATTGGAGGAATCAGAATTGAGGCGGTATCTTTCGAGAAAAACCTCAGAGGATTCAAGTACAACAACAAGCGTCCTACACTTATCATTCTTGACGACATTGAAGATGACGCACGTGTCCTCAACCCCGAGCTACGAGCCAAGGATAAAAAGAAGCTCAACCGCATCATTATCCCATCACTCGACCCAGTGAAAGGGCGCATCAAAATGATAGGCACGATACTCAACGTAGAGTGCTTGCTCAAGGAAAAGATAAACCTGTACGGCGGGAAAATCTATCGTGCATGTGACGAGAACTTCGACAACATACTCATGCCAGACCTCTGGACAAAGGAACGCCTGCAAGCAAAGAAGGCGTCCATCGGCTGGTCTGCTTTTGCATCAGAATACCTCAACTCTCCAGTAGACGCGGAGTTCTCAGTCATCAGAGCAGACTGGGTACGCCAGTGCTATGATGAAACACTCTCATACTTCGACACGCCACAAAGCAGGTGGGACGCTCTCTACCTTGGAGTAGACTTCGCATTCAGCGACCGTGTACTTGCCGACCGCTCAGCCTTCGTCGGGCTAGGTGTCAACGGAGGCCAGTACACTCTCCACAGCATCTTCACACAAAAAGGTATGAGCATAAGCCAGCAATTCGACTACATAGAAATGCTCACTAGGCGCTATGGCTACACCGAGTGCGCCCTAGAAGAGAACTCTATACGCTCAATGAGCAAAGAGCTTGCAAACTACTCCTTCAACTTCACGCTGTTCTGGACAGGAGCAGCGGACGAGAAGATACGCCTCAAACCACAAGTAGAGTTCTACCAGCGAAGACACGTAGTAGGCAAGCGAGCAATGGTACAACGCCTTGCAACTCAGTTTGAGCAAAAGAATATCCGCATACCGTACAAGACAGACCGCGACAAGGAACTCTCCGAAGAGCTCCTGCAAGAGTGCGTATCCTGGGCACTCGACAACGGAAAGCTGGTAGAAGTAGGCGTACACCCTGACATTCCTATGGCATTAGCAATGGCACTCGAAAGAGCCAACCTTGACACTTTCGTGATGTCGTTCGTTGATGTCTAAGAGGTGCGACAGTGATGGACTACAGAAACCCTGCACACAAGAAAATGATAGACGACTTTGTCGATGACAACAGCCGTACTCAACGATACCACGGACTGGTCACTGAAATAGACCTGGTAGACCTCCGTACTGGTCGGACAATGTGCTCTCCGGATGTTCTAGGCCTCGTATACAATAACGGAGTAGTAACCGGGTTCGACTACTTTGAAATGAAGACTGGCGCAGACAACAAGGCTAGGCGAGAAGCAAGGAAGCAAGAGCAGCACTTCTACAAGTGGGCTAGGCAATTCCCTCATATCACCCCTAGATTTTATTTTGTGAGTAGGGCGGGTGAGGAGTTGTGGACCAGACAGTAGAGACTAAGAAGCGCTTCCGCAACGCTGAGGTCCTTGCTTGCCCAAGGTGTAGCGGCAACAAGAGCAGGAACACTCATACATTCGGAACGTACCGTGTTCACCACACACTGACAATCCTGAAACTAACGTGCAAAACTTGCAAATTCGTGCAAGCATTCAGGTACATTGAAGGGGGTGCCCCATATGGCGCAGACCAAAAAGAAAACGACGAAGAAAATAGTGAAGAAGACAGTGAAGAAACCAAAGACAACGACACGACCTCAGCCACGAGTTGAAACAGTAGTGGACATCGAAATCCGCTATGACGACCCAGTGTTCCTAGGAGGAGTAGAGTGCTACGAAAGACCAGGCTTCTTCAAGCGAGCATGGAATGTAGTCAAGAGCAATAAGTTCCTCTTCGGCACGATGATTGTCCTCGGCTCAATCGCGCTGTGGATGCTGGTGATGCTATGACGGAAGTCATCAAAGTAGAGGACATCAAACAGCTTGAAGGAAAGGACGCGATACGCGCAGAAATCCTCAAGCTCATAAGCAACGGCAAGATACCAACCTACGAGGTAGTACTATGACAGAAACCAGAGAACTCAAGAAAATCGACGACAACAGCTTCGAACTCATCGTAAAGAACGAAGAGCACAAAGCAACGCAAATTAAGGGCTACACCCGTGAAGAACTCCGCGGCATCTTCGAGGAAATCGAGGCGCAGAGAAAGAACCTCAACGTGTCTCTCAAGCAAATCAACAAGCAGCTTGAAGGCCTCGATGTAGAGGACACGGAAGAGCTTCGTGCGCTGGAGAGCCAGCTTCACAAGATACAGCAGCTCCAGCAAAAGAGGCAGCTCGAAGGCAAGAGAGACCAGCAGCTTAAGCAGCTCGACACTCTCGCAGACCAGATGAAGGAAATCTCGGTCAAGGTGCCAGAAGTCTTGCGAAACGCTGAAAAGCAAAACTAAACCCTTTCTTTTCTTCTTTTTGAAAATTTTTAAATACTTTAGTGAGTCAAAAAGAATCATGCACTTCGGGAGAGCTTAGCCTTCTTATGCTAAGACAAGACACTTTCGTACGCATAACAAACCAGCAAGTGTACGACGAACTCAAAACCACGCAAAAGTCTATCGCAGACTTGAGCGACAAGGTAGACAAGAACAACGCTCTCGTTATGTCAGAAATCAAGACCAACAAAGCCAAAATCAAAAGCCTTGAAAATTCTCGCAAAGGATTCGTAGCCTTTGTCGTATCTCTCATTCTACTCATCGTAAGCAAACTAACCTTCTGGAAATGACCTCATTCGACGAACTCAAAGCCGGCTTTATGACAGTAGCCCCGAAGTTCGGACTCACTTCGGACTTCGTAGCAAAGTACTGGGAAGACCGCTACCTCTATCATGCTCGCAAACAAGACTTCAAGGGACGTCTAAGGCTGAAAACAATCTATAAGACCTACCCCACAGGACGAAAAAGAGTACCGGAAAAGCCGGAACTCGTGTTCAAGACGTACAACGACGGTACTACCAAGCCAAGCCAAGCAACTCTTGATGAGATGAAGGCTAAGGCTCAGGAAATCACGAAGAACGCCAAAACAGACAGTGCCAAACTTCTCGCTATCTGCAAGTGGAACGACACGGTAGCGGTCTACAAGACAGACGACGAGAAATGGGGCAAGGTAGAGTTCTGGAGCTCGCCATTCGACATATGGCAAGAGCTTAAAGAAAAGGGACACTATGAAGATGACTGCGATGGCTTCTCGGTCTTCATACTCCAAATTGGCCTCCTTGCAGGCATACCAGAAGACCGACTCTTCGTGCGCTGCGGCATGGCGCAAGCTTTCGGTAAGAAAGAAGGCCACGCAAACATTCTCTTCGACAACTACCCAGACAGCCACTTTTACGCTGAAGGTAGCTTCTTCCCCAAAGACTGCTTCCGCAGGTGGGGACAACTTGGGCTTCAAAGCACACGCTATCCTGATACATGGTTCCTATTTAATGCAAAGGGAAGCTTCACGCTTTGAAAATGCTTAAAAACAATAAGAACAGAGGAGAATAGAGCACATGGTAAACTGGTTTACGAACAGTGTCAACAATTTCTTCGGCGCCGATTTAAAGGCTGCACCAAGCCAAAGCACACCGGCACAGGCCAACCCTTCAAGCGAGAACGCGATAGGAGACGTCCTCAACAGGACTGTAGACAATAGCATCTTCAAGGCGTACATGCCAGAGTACCTCTACAACCCGCCATTCGGCTACCCTCGTTCACTCAACATCACTCTAGTTCGACAGTTATCCAGGAATCCATACATCTACTCGGTAGTCCGAACACTGTGTGACGAAGTGGCTTCTACGGACTGGGAGATAGCTCCAAGAGAAGGAGTAGAGCTTACGCCTCAACTCGAAGAGACTCGTAAGAGAATAGCAAATTTCTTGCAAAACCCTAACCGCAACAAGGAAAGCTTCGCAGACATCATGCGAGCAGTAGCTCGTGACATGCTCGAACTCGACTCCGGCGTCATCGTAAAAGTCTTCAACAGGAAAGGAGAGCTCACACAACTCTTTGCGCGTGATGGCGGCTTCTTCCTCAAGAACCCGGACATCTATGGCTACATGGGCGAAAGAGCAGACTTCGTCATGCCGATGAACCTTGACCTGAACGCTAAGCCAGACTCACCGGAATACGTCCAGCAACTCCAAAAATACCAGATGGTGTACAAACACACTGCGGCATACTTCCAATACGGTAGTGGCCCGATAGCGTTCCCAGTACCGTTCGGCAACAGAGAAATCGTCTACTTCTCTATGAACCCACACACGAACAGCATCTATGGTATCTCACCAGTCCAAATCCTCGGAGACGTCATCATGACTCTGGTCTATGGCGCGAACTACAACCTTGACTTCTACATGAACAACAACATGCCAGAAGGAATCATCACACTTGTAGGCTCGAACAAAGACCAGCAAGAAGCGTTCCGACAGCGTATGGACAGTGTCACGAGAATCAAAGACGCCGCAACAGGCTTCATGAGACGTATCGGCTTCAAGATACCAGTCGTATCCACACCGGCCACCTTCACCCCATTCCAGCTCGACCCTAAAACGATGCAGGTCATAGAACAGCAGCAATGGTTCACAAAGGTAGTGTGGATGTGCTTTGGCGTGACAGCAGATGAGATGGGCTTCACCGAGACTTCAAACAAGACCAACGGTGAAGAGCAAACCAAGCTCAGCAAGAGGAAGGCAGTACGCCCTCTACTCACAGCAATCAAGTACAGGCTCGACAACGAAATCATTGCAGAGTTCGGGCAAGAAGCATACGACTCATTCGAATTCAAGTGGGACGAATACGACATTGACGAGGCGATGAAAGAACGCAACCTTCAGCAGCTGGAGATTAACATGGGCATAAAGACTCCAGAGATGGTAGCAGATGAGTGCGGAATCGACTACGCCAAAGTCAAGGAAACGAAAGAGACGCTCCTCGAAGACACACAAAAACATACTGACGCATCAGTGCCTACTCACGAAAAAGAAGCGGCGAAAGATGAGAAGAAAGAAGAGAAGGCCAACGTCAAGTCCGAGCAATTCGAAAGCGAGCTTGAAAAAGAGCTCGTCACACAGGTGCGAAGCCGTGGACAAGAAATTCTCAAACGCCTAGACGCAGAAGAGTCCGGAGCACTAAAGAACATCCAATGACTGACACAGAGGTCCAGCTCAAAGGCATCATCGACGACATAGTGAAGAAACTAGCGAAGCTGCTCGACCTCTCATCTCTGTTTCACGCGTCAAGGGCTCACATCAGGCAGGAGTTCCGTGCAGGACTTGAAGAGGCTGAAGTCAAGCTTAACATGAACTTCACGCCAGATGAGAACGCCATCAAGTTCTTAGAAGACTACACGTTCCAGAACATCAAAGGCATGAACGATGACATCTCAGAGAAGCTCAGGAAAGAGCTCTCCCAAGGCCTACTTAACCTCGAATCTACAAGTGACCTCAAAAAGAGAGTAGAGTTTGTCATGGACGTAGCAGAAGAACGTGCTAAAATGATAGCTCGTACCGAAAGCATGAGGGCCAGGAATATGGGTTCGCTTGAAGGAGCAAAGCAGAGTAGGCTCAAGCTCGTCAAAGAGTGGGACGCTAGCAACGACCCGTGTCCTACATGCAAGGCTCTGCATGGAAAGAGAATCGCGCTAGATGCGAAGTTTGATTATAAAGGAGAGCAGTTCCTCTCACCTCCTGCGCACCCGAACTGCAGATGCAGTCTCCGTTACATACAACGCTAAAAATGTTTAAAAAGATTAAGAGAGATAGAGACCTATAGCAACATGGACATAGTAACTGGACTTCCAGACAACTTCGCAATCCCGGGAATTCAATGGCGTGAAGAAGTAAGCGTCAAAGGGGGCAAAGCCTACATAGAGGGCTACATTTCTACAGACGAACTTGACAGACTGCGAGAAGTGGTGACACCGCAAGCTATGCAAGGCATGGTGTCACAATTCAAGAGCGGAAACGTTAAGCTTGACCTTGAACACGAGAAGTTCCAAGAGCAAATCTATGGCCAGCCACGATTCGCGCCAAGTACTCCACTAGGTAGAATTGTAGACGCCGAACTAGTGCAGACAGATGGCCAGCACAAGGTTTGGGTCAAGGCAGAGCTCAACCAAGACTACGTGCAACGAGACACTCAAGGCAACGTAGTCAAGACCTTCAGAGAAGTCTGGTCTGAAATCAAGAACGGCTTCTTAGATGCGTTCAGCATTGCGTACAAGGCAAAACCAGTCGAAGGCGCAATTACTCACACAGTAGTAGGAGGCGTAAAGGCTACTCTCTTGAATGCTATAGAGATTCTCAACGCCGCTATCACTGGAAATCCAATTTGTCGCGGAGCTCGCATTAGCAGTGCTTTCATGAAAAGCGCAGTAGCTCTCGAACAACAAAACACAGAGGTGCAACCACCAATGGCAGAAAACAAACAAGAAGCTGCTCCGGCTCCGGCTGCTGCGCCTCAGGCGCCTGATTATGAGGCAAGCCTGAAGTCCATCACCGCTGCACACGAAGCAGCCATTAAAGAAGTCAAAGACACTTTCAGCAACGAGTTCGCTGGCCTCAAATCCCTTGTGGAAAAACAGGCAGAAACTATCGCTGCTCAGGACAAGACCCTGGCAGACCTTAAGTCCGCGCATACCGCACAGGTTGCCGAGCTCAAGGCACTGCTCGAGAAACCTATCCTGAAAAGCATGGTAGCTCCTGAGAAGACAGAAGCGGCAGAGAAGAAAGCAACTCCACTGGAACAGATTCACTAACGAGGTGAACCACATGGCAGAACAACAGATTACAGCAGGTCAGGCTTACGGTGCGTACGCACAGTCCTTCGGCACTATGCCAAATGAAACTGTGTACCACGACCCATACGGCCTCAAAGGTCTCAAAGTAGACCTCAAGTCAACGATAAGCGACATGTACAACGAAGGTCAAGCACGCCTCAAGGCACAGACCACGACTGCAGGCGGCGCAGGCACCGCAGGCTACGCTCTCATCCCAGTCTTCGTCGACCCGAAGATTGTAGACCAGACGCGTAAGTACACGCCTCTTGTAGAGCTCGTCCCTCGTGTAACCAACCAGGGTATGTACGCTGACTACAACATCATCACTGCAAAGGGCGGTGGCTTCACAGCAGTTGAAGACGCAGCACTCGCAGAAAGGGACAACACCTACGACCGCCAGAGCACACAGATTAAGTTCCTGTACGCAGTTGGCCGTGTCACTGGTCCATCTGTAGCAGCACAGCCTAGCTACGTTATGATGGGTATGCTCCCACAAGGTGGTGCAACTGGTGCATTCGCAGACCAGGCAGCGGCAAACGCTCTCCAGCAGGAAGTACTTGTCCAGACCCGTGCAATCCGCGAGCTCGAGGAAGACCTCATCATCAACGGTGACGCTTCCACTGATGCAACTGAATTCAGCGGCATCATCAAGCTCATGGGTGCAACCAACACGGTTGACAAGAACACGACCGCTCTTGCTTACGCAGACCTCAACACTGCAGTAAGATACGCGTTCGACGACGGCGGAAGACCAAACCTTGCAGTATGCAGCTCAGGTGTCTACGAAGACCTCTTGAACCTGCTCACCGCAAAAATCGGCTACCTCCAGCCTACGCAGAAGGTATTCTGGGGCTTCGAGACTATTGTGCTCCACACAATGGTTGGCGACATCCCGGTCATACCAAGCATGTTCATGAGCAACGCGTCTGGTAGCAAGGCAATCTACTTCCTCGACATGACGGTAGTAGAGATGCGTGTCCTCCAGGACCTCACCTACGAGGACCTTGCAAAGACCAACGACAGCCGCAAGTTCATGCTGAAAATCTACGAGGCGCTCATCATCAAGAACGTCAACTTCTGCTCTTCCATCACGGAAATCAGCGGATAGGTGACTGAAGATGACCGACGTCAAAGCAGTAGTTGAGGAGCTTGCACCTTCAGGCCTGGCATCAAAGTCAGGCTTGAAGATAGGCTTCCTTGACAGTGCGGCAAAGGCGGCACAAAACGACACCGTTACGATAACCAACGCCAAAGAGGTAGTGTATGCTGACCTCACGATTGACGCAGATGGTACGGAAGAGTCAGTGACGATTAGTGGAAACACTATCACTCTGAGAGACTCCACCACAGGCGCAGTCTCTGGCTTGGTTGTTTACAAGTAGAGAGGTAACTCACTATGACAGACAGAACAGCAAGTCGAAGAGAAATTGCCCCGAACGCTGGCGTCAAAGAAGTCATGCTCATCAGCGGCACGACACTTTGCGCAGTTACGGATACACTCACCTGTACACTCGCAGACCACGGCATTAGCGCAGTCCTAGATGTACGAGGAGTAGTCCACACGACAGAGAACAGCGTTATCGTAGAAGAAGCAGGCACCACAGCGGTGTCAGGCGGCGTACTCACCTACACGCCAGCTTCAGGCAATGAGAACAAGAAGCGTGTCGTCACCGTTCGCGGTATCTAAAAATTTTTCCTTTAATTTTTTTCATTCCCACTCACATGACAGCCACCAAAAAACCCGGAGTATTTGCGCAAATTAGAGGCTGGTATCGCCACGGCGCATCTAAAGAAGGCACTGTCATTCACAGCAAGAAGAAAATTTCCTGGCACATCTACGAGCAGAAGAAAAAGGAGACAGTAGAGACTGCCACGAAGCGCTACAACCGTATAGGGTTCCGCTGGAAGTACTGGTTCTTCAGTCCAATAGTCTATCCATTCTTGAAATGGTGGAACAAGAGGAACTACCACGGTGTCCCTCGAAGGGTCTACAACAGCAGACTCAACCTCTTCAACAAAGCAATGGAGAGGTCAATTGAAAAGTGGCAAGTAGATGTTGTACGCGTAGGCTACAACTGTGCAGGCACCAAAGAGTGGCATCGCAGATACGCCAAAAGAGGCGGTGGCACATGTGGACTCTTCAGAGAACTTAAGAAGTTCGTGCTTGTTTGGGCCCTCAACAACGTAAGCAACCGCGAATTCGTCAACACATTCATGGAACAGGCTTACATCACAATGCATGAGTACTACAAGGACAAGCCGAAATTCCAACACCTTGTGTACAAGAGTAGTGTCGCCCCAGTGCCACACTACATGTACCTATACCCTGACATCGAGTCAGGCAAAATCCTACTGCTCTGCGAACACGCAGAAATGAAACTCAAGACGGAGGAAAAGAAAGATGAGAGTACTGAAACAAAACCCACAGAGAAAAGACCCTAAGGGAGTAGTAGTCCGAGACGAGAAAGGCTTCCTCTCACTCAAAGTAATTCGAGAAGAGTCGGCAAAGCCAGCTGAAGCTCCTGCAGTAGAAGCTCCAGTAGAAGAAGTCCAAGAAGAAGCTCCAAAGAAGAAACGCAAGTAAGTGAGACCACACAATGTATTGCACAACAGCAGACGTGTATAGCGCAGCAGGAATAGACAGCAACGTCATTAGCACAGCTGATGTCACCAAGTTCATACTCGCTGCCGAAGCTCAAGTAGACAGGATAACCAACACTACCTACTGGGCAGTATCTGCAAGCGGAACAGCCACCGCTGGAGGCAATACTACACTCACTGACAGTGGCGCAACCTTTGGTGGAAGCCAAGAGCTTGCAGGACAGACTCTATGGATATGGAGCGGTACTGGTTCCGGTCAATGCAGAGAAATCTCTAGCCACACTGGCACTGTAATCACAGTAGACTCTGCATGGGCAACGAATCCAGATACGACGAGTAAGTACAGAGTCATCTACAGCGGACAAGAGCCAAAAGTCACAGAGCTCTTCGATGGAGATGGCACAAACGTCTACTTCGTCAGAAATTACCCGTTCCAGATAATCCAGAGCTGCACTATCAACAGCACATCTGTGACACCAAGCAAGATATACCAGTATCCGAAAACCGGCAAACTCCAGCTGAAAGACACCGCAGAAGTCACGTACTGGAATGACTCGTACCCGCAACTCTGCACAGTAGTCTACTGGTATGGCGTCTATCCTCTTCCATACGAAGTAAAGAGGTACGTCGAAGTAAGCGCCGCACTTAAAGCGCTAGCAGCACAAATTGGTGGAACCTTCAACGACCCAACATCATACGAATTCCCAGAAGCAAGCATCGGCCTTGGCGAACCGTACACAAACATTCGCGCAGGCATGGAGAAACTGCTTGTGGAGCTTGAACAACTAGAAGCACAACTCATCAAATACCCGCATTTCAGCTAACACCTACCAAGAGGTAGTCCAATGGCATTAAACATAAGCAAGAGCCCATTTGAGCAAGCGCTCGAAAATTTGTCTAAGACACTTAGTCGAACGCCCGTAACCAAGTCAACAGAGAATATCTCTGGTGATGAGACACTCACTGAAGGCTCGCCAGCAGACATCTCTGGAGCATTCTACAGGAAAGAAGACGGCTGGGACTTGAAAAAGCCAGGACTTCTCCAAAATGCCGATGCAGTATTACTCGTCAAAACTGATGTTACCATCAACAAAGACGACAAGATAACGTACGACACAGAGAACTACCGTGTTCAAAGTGTAGTGACTAGACGTCTTGGCACTACTGCATTTTACAAGGTTGCGAGGTTGTTCAAAATCTAATGGCAGACGTCACACTTACTCGTGCGCAGTTCAAAGAGCGCTGGCCACTAGTCATGGAAGGCATTGCAAACGACTTCGTCAATGCTCTAAAGAACAGAGTTCCTGTCAATGAGGGACACCTCAAGGCGTCCATTCGTTACAAAGTTGTGAGTAGCAAGGTCATCGAAATCAACATGCTTCAATACGGCATGTATGTAGAATTCGGTACAGCGCCTCATATCATACGGCCAAAAGATGCAGATGCTCTGAAGTTCAGTGGCTCTGATGGACCTGTCTTTGCAAAGGTAGTCAACCACCCAGGCACTAGACCACAGCCGTTTATTCGTACTACTCTCAAGGCAGACATGCCTAAAATCATAAGAGAAAACTTAGTGAGGCACCTCTCATGACAGCAGCGCTCAACCTATTTGAAATCACTGAAGAGCTTGTCGTGTTCCTTCGAAACTCAGATGTATTTACCATCTCACAGCGAAGTGTAACCACTCAGGTGGACACTGGAACGTTCTCGGCGGCTGCTAGCCACACTATCAACCACAACAACGTGAAGAATATCAGAAGCATAGTAGTAGCAGGAAATACGCTTGCATTCGGCACAGACTACACGGTCAACTACGATAGCAGCAGTACGTGCGTAATCACATTCACTGCAGCACAGACCGGTGCCTACACTCTCACTTACGACTACGGCACAGACAAGATATTCCCAGACTTCCCTAGACCAGACCTCACAATCTCTTCATTCCCTCGAATAGCAGTAGACATACTCAACATCACGACCGAACCAGGAAGCTTCGGAAACGTGAACGTAAGCACTATCACATTCACGGTAGTAGTGTATGACCCGAAGAGTAGAGTAGTCAAGCAAACACTGAGCACAATTAGAGAGAAATTCATTGCTGCTCAAACGGGATTCTACTACCTCAAGGTAGTGAAGCCGTCCTTCACCGGACCACTGCTTCCAAGTCCGCGTGATGAAGGAAAGGATAAGGTATTTCAGCAAAATACGGACTTCGAGAGCCGCTTTAACTACGAGATAAACTAAGATGAATAACGAAAGACGAATCGTGAAAGCAATGGCATATGCAGGAATCACAGTAGTAGTCCTCGGGCTTCTCCTCGTATGGGCTGGCTTCGCAAAGTGGTGGTTCGACAAGACACACTTACTCGGAACATTCGGCATCGAGATGCTGGTGTACGCAGTCTGGCATGCTTATCTCTACAAGAAAGAGACGGGGGAAAGCATATGGAGCAGATAGCGGAAGAAATGGAAATGTTGAAAAAGAACGAAGAATCAGAACTCCTTATTACACTCAAAGCAATGCTACAGGAACTCAAAACTCTCAACGCTAAGTCGAAGGAGATGCATGAGGACTTGCATCATGAACTAAGAGAAATGAAATGCCAGCTCTACAAACTGGCGAAATAGGTGAACACACATGGCAAACAGCGAAGCACTTGCAGGCGTCCACTCATGGGTGCTCTATGGAGCCGAGAGCACATTCAACACGGCGGTTGCAGTAACAACACATTTCGGCTTAAAGACGAACTTCAAAGGAACGATAAACAACAACCTTGTTGCACAGCGCGGCTTCGTAGGTACCAGCACTGGCGGAAGGAGTGCTTACTCATTCACGCCAGGTAAGCTCGAAATTGGCTGGACATCAGAGTTCAAGGCGACCCGCTGGCACTTCATGCAGTATGTACTCGGCAGCGTCTCTGGAGCAGGCCCGTACACGTACGCAGAAGCGGCGGTACCAGGAAGTCTCACGATAGCTGAGAACATCGACAACCCAGGCTCAGCAGCAACTGACATGGAAGCAACGTACAGCGGCTGTGTCATAGACACCTGTACAATCAAGTGCGCAGTTGGCGAAGAAGTCAAGGTCACGCTCGAAGGCAAAGCAGCAAAGGTAGTAATTGACACGACAATCACGTCTGCAGTTGCTCTACCATCAGAAGACGTCTTCACCTTCACTGGCGGTTCTATCGAACTTCCAAGTGGTGCAGCACTAGGCAACATCATCGACAGTGTAGAAATCACTATCAAGAACAACTGGGAAATGATGTACGGCCTTGGTAGCAGGCTTGCAGTAAACGCTCTTCCACACGAGAGAGACTACACAATCAAGCTCATGCTCAAGTACAAAGACAATACGCTCATCACCGCGGCTCTTGGTGCTACTACACCAACTGCAGCTGGCGGACCAACAGAGTATGCTACTCTTATAATGACATTCGCATCTGGCACAAGAAGCCTGACGATGACATTCAGCGGAGTACCAATGAGCGACTTTGCACAGGTAGCAGAGCTCAACTCACCTATCGGTCACGACATCACCTTAGTGGCAGAGACTCTAAGCTGCTCAGACGACAGAACTTAGAGCGGAGATTAAATCATGGAACAGCAATGGCTAGACGCGCAAGAGCGCAAAATAACTCCACCACCGGCACCACAAGTAGAGGCACCAGTCTCTGCAGTACAGGACTCTGCAAGAGTAGAGCCTGCACAAAAAGTAGACGACGGAGACACAGTCTTTTCAAAAGTAGTGTATCGCAACTACGACAGCGATGACATCATACGAATGAGAAGCGCATCAGTCATAACTGGTCTTGGTCCAGACGGGAAACCGGCTCTCAGACAAGACGCAGGCATGGCACAGAAGACTACAATTGTGCTAGGCGTAAGACAGTGCCCGTGGTTTAGCGACAATGTAGATGAACGCTTTGGCGTCACAGAAGAAATCTACAATCGCAGAATGTATGTGGAGTTCAGGCGCATACCAGTACAGCACCTAGACCGACTGTTCAAAGAAGCAAGCAAGCACAACAAGCTAGAATTCAACGCGGAGGAACTCCGGGGAAAGTAGTTAATGCGCTCCTGGGAAGAAGCGAAAACCCAGAGGCGCTAACCGCTATCACCGACACTCTGCTTTGCAGATGGCTGAATGTAAGCCCGATGGAGCTACAGAGGATACCTCACAAGGTTCTTTTGAAGCATAAAATCGTGCTGGCTTCAATGATGGAACACAAACCAGAGCTACTACTCGGATAAGACAATGGCAGGAGACGTATTCACAATAAAGTTCGTTTCAGACGACTTTGAAGAAGGCATGAGCGCAGGAGTCAAAGGCGGTGGTACCGCTGCAGTTTCTGGACTAGGAGCTCAGCTTGCAGCAGGATTTGAAATCTTCAGTCAAATCAAAGACGTCATAGGAGACACTGTGAACAGTCTCCTCAAGCCAATAAAGTCTATGCTCGGAGGCATCGCCAGAATGCTTGGCGAACTCTTGAGACCAATAGTAGAAGTGGTAATGATAGTCATTAGGCCAGTATTTATGCTTCTCAAGCCATTGATACAACTCTTCAAGACTTTCATGGCGCCATTCATGGAGCTAGGACGTCAGTTCGGACAAATTGCTCAGCAACAGATGGCTGCAGGCGATGTGTCAGGCGCAATGTCGACAAGCCTTGAAGCAGTAGCAACTATCCTCGGACCATTCGTTGTCTCTCTTACCAGCGTAGCTCTCCAGCTTGCAACTACAATGTTCATCTCTGGAGTGACGTCTCTTATGAACGGCATACTCGAAGTAGTGAAGAGCGCCTTCATGGTCTTACCGGAATGGATAGGTGGAGCTGCTGTCGACGGCATTACAGCTGCACAAGAAGCACTGAACAGCGGCAGCCAGGTACTCATAGACACTATCAATGGGAAGATAACTCAAGCCACTCAGGCAATACTGGCAGAAATGCAAGCAACTGCTACACAAAGACTTGCCGAGCTCAAGGGAACATTCCCTGGCGAACTCGATGACGCTCTTGTCCAGCCACCACTTGGAGCAATGGACGAACTCAAGACCGGCATCACAGAGTCTACCACTGACTTGAAAGACAGCGTAGCAACTACACTCGATACTATGGGCACGAAAGTCTCAGAAAAAATGGGAGCAAATGGCAAGGTAGTCATAGAGTTCCAGTCTGGACTCGACACTATGGTGAGTGCAGCACGCACATTCAAGGCCAAGCTCGAAGCTATCTCTGACGACATAAACGGCATAGACATCAAGAAGAAGAAATCCTCAAGAGGTAACATCAACTTCCTCGGAATACAGGTGAACACATAAATGGCAACACCAACACTCACAGTAGGCGGAATAACATTCACCTTCAACGACGGAGACTGTAAGAAAGTAGATGAGGACATACAGTCTGAGATGGAAAACGCCACAGTAGGCGGTAAAGGACCTATGGGTTCAACGAACTATGACTACACTGGTGTGATTAAACTCATCACTATCACTGGCTTCTTAACTGAAGCTGCGTCCACCAGAGTATCTGGCGGCTACACCATAACGTCTATCCTTGCACAGAAGCAATGGCTTGAAAGCCTTGTCAACGGACAGCAAACTGCAGTTACATTTACGAGCACATACTCTACGCAAAGTGTGCTAGGCACGACTGGGGCATCGGCGCCATACAAGGGTTCCTTCACCAGCACGAAGGCGTTTGTCCAAAAAGCCAAGTTCACCGAAGTAGAGGGAAAACCATCTGTTCTCGAATTCAGTCTCACTCTACAAGTAGGTAACGCCTGATGACGTCTGGAAAGCCACAGCTCACTACAGTAAGCATTAACGGAGTTACAGTAGATTCATACCTGCAGTCGTGGGAGATGAATACGAACAACGACAATTCCACGATAAGGCTTATGAAGATAACGCTGTCAAGAGCAGCGGAAGCCGTGCTCACCCTAGATGACACTCTAAACGAGAAGCCAGTAAGCGTACAGCGAGGAGAAGCACTTGCTACAGAGACATACGTGTTCAGGGGAGTAGTGCTGAATGTCATACCAAATGGCAGCATCGTTGAGGTTATTTGTGCCGATAACCTATATCTTACGACCAAAAGAAAGGCAACGACATCCTTCGATATTAATATAGACGCTGAAGCCGGTGTCTACTCTGAAATCTTCAAATCACTTGTAAACGAATTCACACAACTAGTTGCAGACAGCAGTAGTGTACAAAGCAGCGGAACAACTCTCACAACAAAGAAGTTCATCTGCCGCTCTGCTAACGTGTTCGAAAGACTGAAGACTATTGCAGACACGATAAGCTGGCAATTCTACTACAACCCTAACGATAACCGTGTACACTTTGAGCCAAAGGGAACCGAATCACAAAGCACTACACTGTCCACGGGAACAAACATCTTAGAAGTTCCGAAGTGGAATTACGACTCTCAACAGCTATACAACGTAGTAGAGCTTCACGGAGCATACCAAGAAGTAGAGACTGTGGAAATCGGCCAGATAGATGTGACTGCAGGTTACACGACATCGGAGTTCCCATTCACAAAGGAGCCTATTAGTGTCCGTATCTACGTGGATGCCGCCAACCCGCCAACTACGCTGAAGACTGGTGGTAAGTCAGGCAGCACAGCAACGTATGACTACAGTGTTGATGTACCGAACAAAAAAGGTAAGTGGAACACTGCACAGTTCACTCCTACTACAAACCACTACGTCAAGAAAGAGTACTCATACGCAGTTCCTACTCCAGTCCTCACTGACGACCCAGACAGCATAGCGGCGCTTGAAAATGGAAGCCCTGGCGACCCAGACTATGATGACGGTAAAAGAGAAATCACTATCCACAAGTACGACATCACAGAAGTTAGCGACGCAGAAGTCTACGCTGTCCAATTCCTTGAGGACCATAAAGACCCGGTACTCAAAACTACGCTTAAGGTCACAAACGTTTCAGACCTAGAAGTAGGTCAGGCAGTAGAGCTCGTAGACGAGTTCAACGGCATAAGCGACACCTTCTATGTCGTT